TGGCGGCCACTACATGACAGCGACGTTTTGAGGCATACTTACAACATGGGCATTTTTGCAAGCAAGCAGGTAACTAAAGCGGCTATTTCGCCAGCGCCAAAAGTGCAGGCTGCCGTAGGCGTCGGCGGCGTCAGCTCTATCGGCCAGTTCTACCAGTACCAAGAGGGCACAGCGCGCAACCGCGCAATGAGCCTGGCAACTGTCAGCCGCAGTCGAGACCTGCTTGCCAGCGTTATTGCTTGCATGCCATTGCAAATGTACAACGAGATATTTGACGACTCGACAGGCGAAATGGAACAAGTGCCCATTGCGCCGCGCAGCTGGTTGCGTCAACCTGACCCAAGAGTTACCTACCCATTTCTCATGGCCTGGACACTCGACGATTTGCTGTTTTTTGGCAGGGCCTTTTGGTTTATTAGTTCACGCACTACCGATGGTTTCCCAGCATCGTTCACGCGCATACCTGCCGGCAGCGTCACGACACCTGACCAAAACGACGGCCCAGTTTTCTTTGGCATCAGCAACGAGGTCTATTTTGCTGGCCAACAAATACCAACAGAAGATTTGGTGCAGTTCTTGTCACCGATACAGGGCATCATTTACAGCAGCTCACAAACCATTGCCACCGCGTTAAAAGTCGAGGAAAGCCGCTTCAACATGGCGCGCACCTCCTTGCCGTCGGGCATCTTGAAACAAACTGGCGGCGAGCCTTTAAGCGCAACGGAATTAGCCGATATTGGCGCTGCATTTAATCAGGCGCGTTTAACGTCACAAACCGCTGTGCTTAACGAGTTTTTGACATACGAGCCAAGCAACGCAACGCCTGACAAAATGCTCATGATAGAAAGCGCACAGTACAGCGCGCTTGACTTGTCGCGCCTGTGCGGAATACCGCCATACCTTGTAGGCGTCGCTACTGGCTCTTACGCATACACAAGCTCAGAGCAAAGCCGCGCTGACCTATACATTTTTGGCGTCAAACCATACGCGGACTGCATTGCCAGCACGCTGAGCCAAAACAACGTGTTGCCACGCGGCACATACGTAAAATTTAATGCCAAAAACTATTTAGAAGAAAACTACGTGGCTGACGCTTTGACGCCAGTCAACGAAAATACCCAGGAGGAATTAGCATGATTCGTTTTAATGCAACTTCAGTAACGCTTGACGCAGCCGCACCCGACGGCACGCCTAGTCGAACCATTACTGGCATCGCTGCCCCATACAACGTGGTTGCCACAGTGTCAGACGGAACCGAAATAATGCTGTCGCCTGGCGCGTTGCCAGTTGACGGCCCTAACCCAAAGCTTTTTGTGGGACATTCGGCTGAAAAGGTAATTGGCACCGTGATTGCTAGGGAAGATACCCCCGATGGAATGCTGTTTCAAGCCAAAATTGCCAAAACAGTACTTGGCGAGGAATCGTTACAGCTCGCTTTAGAAAATGTCTATGACCAAGTTAGTGTCGGGATTTCACCGCTTAAATTTACCTACAACGAAGCAGGCGTAATGCTCATTGAAAAAGCAGCCTGGACAGAGCTCTCGCTTGTCTCACATGGGGCATTTGGCGCTGGCGCACCAATTACAAAAGTCGCTGCAAGTATTGACACAAACCCTGAAGATTTGTGTAATACTGAAGCAGGCGAAGAAAACACAGAACCACAGCCACCGGAGGATTTAGAAATGTCAGAGCAAAACGCACCTGAAGTCATCGAGGCATCAGCACCAATTTTTGCAACAGCAAAACGTCAATTTGACCTGCCTACTGCTGGCGAATATCTCGCAGCAATGCACATTGGCGGCACAACTTTTGAGAACGTTGCCGCAGCAGCTCGCAACTACATGCTGAGCAAGCAAACTGCATTGCAGGCCGCAGCCGGCGACGTTATTACAACTGACACGCCAGGCCTTTTGCCAGTGCCAGTGCTCGGCCCCGTCTTTGAGAACTTGAACTTTATTCGCCCAGTTGTTGCAGCTGTCGGCGCTCGCGCAATGCCAGACGGCGGCCAGTCGAAAACTTGGATTCGCCCAACTTGGACAACTCACACCAGCGTTGCCACACAGTCAACCGAACTGAGCGCACCATCAGCTACAACGCCAGTAATTGCGTCAAACGTAGTCACAAAAACAACTTTGGCGGGACAAGTTACTTTGTCTGTACAAGACATTGACTTTACGTCGCCGAGCGCTTTGCAAATTATCTTGCAAGACCTCGCAGGACAGTACATGTTGCAATCAGACAACGTGGCAGCTGACGCAATCACCGCTGGTGCTAGTGCGTCAGGCTCGACGTGGACATTTAACACCACTGACCCAACAACTCTAATCGCAGCACTCTATGACGCGGCTACAGACATTTTGACGGCAACAAACTTTTTGCCAGACCATGTTTTTGTAAGCCCTAACGTGTGGAAACTTCTCGGCCAGCAGCTAGACGGCGACAAGCGCCCAGTATTCCCATACACCGGCGCATCAGGACTTATGGGCGTCAACGCAATGGGCACAGCAAACGTAACTGTTGCAAACACCTTTAACCCATTTGGCTTAAACCTTGTGGCTGACAAGAACTTCGCAACAAACACAATGGTTGTAGCTCGCGGCTCAGCCATCGAGTTTTACGAGCAAGTGCGCGGCATCATGTCAGTAGAAGTGCCAAGCACGCTAGGCCGCACATTCTCTTACTATGGTTACGTGTCAACCTTTATCGCAGACTCAAACCAGGTTAAGTCAATCATTGTCAGCCCATAAGTAAAGGCGGCACAGCTAGTGGCTGTCTATAAAACACAAAGCAAGCAACTGCTAGACAACTACGCAGTAGTGCAGACGCTGGAACCTACAGAAATAGTTGTAGGCCAGCAGGTAACTGTCGCCGGTCTCGGCGCACCATTTAACGGCACATTTACTGTGCTTGACATACCGCTGTATGAATACATCGGTACAGATGGGCAAACAGGCGCGCTACTTTTTGACGCAAACACGCCAAGAGAAAACCAAGTCTTGTTTGCTTGCACAGGTGACGACGTGCTGTACACAGTGATATACACCGGCACCGTTACTTATACGCAGACGTGCACCTGGACAACAGCCGCGCAACTAGAAACGTATTTAGGCGTAGACATAGCCGACCCCTCAGACGACATGACGCTGCTAACGCAAGCAGTTTCTGCCAGTAATTTATTTTGTTATCGTCGCAGGCAAGAGTCAGGTTATGCAGATTCTTTAACCAGCTCGCCTGGCGGAGACGTCACGATGGGCACGCTCATGTATGGCGCGGCCTTGTGGCGTAGTCGAGGCAGCACCCAAGACACATTTGCAACCTTTGACGGCATGGGCCAAGCCAACGTAAACGCCATGACCCCAGTCATTAAGCAGCTCTTAGGCATAGACCGCCCACAGGTCGCCTAATGGCCTACACAGACCTGTTTAACGAGGCCATAGCAGACGTCAGCGCCACCCTGACCGCTGTCAGCGGCCTGCGCGTTGTTACGGACGCCACAAAAGTAGTGCCTAACTGCGTGTTTCTTGACGCGCCAAGTTTCACGACCATTGCCGGCAACGGCAACATTGTGCGCATGGAATTTACTGTCAAAGTCATAGGCAATGGGCCAGCAGGCCTGCCGGTACTGCAAAAACTGTTAAGCATTGCAGCTGACGTACTTGCCAGCCCGATTATCGTCATGTCAGGCCAGCCAGGGGCCGTTGAGATAGGCGGCGCCACCTATCCTTGCTACAACTTGCAAATGGCTTTGCAGGCACAGACGGCATAAAAGTGTTACGCTCTACACATAACGAAGTGTTACCACAGGAGACAAAATGGCAACTTCAACCTACTTAATGAACCCGACAGTAAACCTGGCGCCTACAACTGGCGGCGCAAAAGTTGACCTGACAGACCAATGTCGCAGCGCAACCATCACGCTTGGCGTTGACAGTTTAGAGTCAACTGCTTTTGGCGATACGGGCCACCGCTTTGTGGCAGGCTTGCAGACCGTTGAAGTAGAGCTAGAAATGTTCCTGTCATATGGCGCTGGCGAAGTCGAGGCAACCTTGTTTGCCAACGTAGGCACAGGCACTACAGAGTTGACCATTTCACCATCTGGCACCAGCGAAAGCACCACAAACCCTGAATACACAATCATTAACATGCAGCTTGTTAACTTCACGCCCATTGCTGGCGCTGTAGGCGAACTGTCAATGGTCACCGCGTCATTCATTGGCGGCACATACGCGCGAGACATCACCCCATAACAAACAACTAAAGCAAGGCGGCAGACATGCAAATAACGCTAAAACTCGACACAGGCAACGGCCCATACGAGGTCACAACAAACCTATGGTGCGCTGTGCAATGGGAACGCAAATACAAACGCAAAATGAGCGACCTACAACACGGCATCGGCGCCGAAGATTTGGCGTATCTTGCATGGGAGGCCAGCAAACTACACGGCATCACAGTGCCAGTAGTTTTTGACGACTTCATAAAAAAACTGGCTGCAATGCCAGAGGTTGTGGGCGACGACGACGCAAACCCTATACAGGAGGCTTCAGACTAGCTCTATGCCATTTGCTCATAGAAACTGGTTTCTGGCCTCCTAACATAGAGTTTGCTACCGCTGACCTGAACACTTGCATTAGTATTATGAACAAGCAAAGGCAGCGCAAATGACAGCAACAATAAAAACCGAACTTGTAGGGGTACGGCAGGCTGTGGCGTCGCTTAACAAAATTGAGCCTGGGCTACGCAAACAATTTGCTGCCGAACTGAACCAAATAGCACAGCCAGCAATACAAGCTGCGCAATCCCGTTACACAGCGCTAGGCGTGCCGCTGTCAGGTATGGCGCGGCCCTGGTCAAACAATGGCCGCAAACTATTTCCATTTGACCCAGCAAAAGCCGCTAAAGGCGTCAAAGTAAAACTGGACACTCGACGCAACGCCACCAGCGTTATTGTTATTCAACAGGGCGATGCCGGCGCCGCAATCTTTGAGACAGCAGGGCGACGCACCAGCAACACGCTGGCCACCAATTTAGGCAAAACGCCAGCACAAGGCCGCACGCGCCTATTTGGGCCTGCCGTATATAGCAAGATACGTGAAGTGACAAAAGAAATTGAGCGCGCCACGTTGCGCGTCATTAACCAAGTGGACAGGTCGCTTAAATGATTTCTATTCCCATCATTAGCGATTTTGACGCTAGAGGCATTAAGCGTGCACAAAAAGAGTTTGCTCAGCTGGAGACCGTCGGCCAAAAAGCCCAGTTTGCGATAAAGAAAGCGGCTGTGCCGGCAGCTGCGGCGCTCGGCGCTGTTGTTGCTGTTATTGGTGACAGCGTAAAAGCCGCCATAGAAGATGAGGCAGCACAGGCCAGCCTTGCTCGACAGATAAAAGCAAGCTCAGGTGCAACCGACAGCCAGGTGGCATCAGTTGAGAAATACATTTCCTCATTAGCAAAGAGCGCGGCCATTTCTGATGATGAGGCGAGGCCAGCGTTTCAGAAACTAATCGTTGCCACTAAAGACGTCACTAAAGCCACAGACCTAATGAACCTTGCAACCGATGTTGCGGCGGCTACAGGTAAGCCTTTGGTTGACGTAACAGACGCGCTTGCTAAAGCCTATGCAGGCAATATGAAAGGCTTAAACAGTCTGAGCCCAGAGATTAAGGGCATGATTAAAGACGGCGCCAGCCTTGCTGAAGTGCAGGCTGTACTTACCAAAAACTTTGGTGGTGCTGGCGAGGCAGCAGCAAACACAGCAGCTGGTGGCATGAAAAAACTAGGCATAGCGTTTGCAGAAACTAAAGAGTCAATAGGCGCAGCGTTTTTGCCTATCATGCTCAAGTTGCAGCCTGTATTAGAAAAGTTTGCTAACTGGGCACAAGAAAACCCAGATTTGCTTGCAGCTGTCATTGCCGGCATGGGCATTTTGGCTGTCTCAATACTTGCTGTCAATGCGGCAATGGCATTGAACCCTGCTGTAGCGATTACGGCTGGCATCATTGCGCTTGGCGTTGCCATTGTTGCGGCGTACAAAAAATTTGAGGGTTTTAGAACAGTTGTTCGCGTTGTCGTAAACGCTATTGCTGAATATGTCGAGAGCATGGTGAACGGTTTCATTAAGGCAATTAACTTGGTTATTTATGGCATTAACCTTGTTAAGCCAGGCAAAGACATTGACCCACTAAAAGAGATAAAACTTGGCCGCATGGCTGAACCGGTTGCGCCAGCCGATCTGGGCACAAACGGCAGTGCAAACATTGCAGAACGTAATAACAACGTCTCAATTAACGTTTACGGCGGCGACCCAAACCAAGTGGTCGAGGCCCTGCGTTCATACATGCGACAAAACGGCAGTGTGCCCATAAAGGTAAGCAACATTTTCTAATGGCAATAATCCAATACCAAGTAGAAGTAGGCGCAACTTACGCAACGCTTACAACTGTTGTCAGCAACGTGCAAAACGTGTCTTTGACATACGGCAGACAAAAGCCATTAGACGCTTACAGCGCAAACACAGCAAACGTTGTTTTGCGTTACCCAGACGGCTACACGACACCGAACGCGCTATTTATTACTGGCACCTGGGTACGCATATCTGTAAGGCTGGGCACGTCAGGAACATTTAAGCAGCTGTTTGTAGGCCAGTTAACTGACGTCACTGTTAACTACGGCATACCTTTTAGCGGCGGCGTAGGCAACGCAGACTTTGTAACCCTGACCTGCGAGGGCAACTTCGCGGCCTTTGGTCGAGTGCAGGGAAACAGCTACGCAATGACTGCCGGCACTTTGAGCGCGCAGGCTGGCCAGTGCGCAACACAAACAGGTCTAAACGTCAGCACGTCTAGCGGCTTTGGCGGCACCCAGGCATTCCCAGCCACGACAATTAGCAGCACTTGGGGCGACTGGGTAAACAGGGCTGTGCTGACAATGAACGGCAAACTTATTGACGTCAGCGACGGCATTTTAATGGTGAACTCGTATTACAGAATTGCTGGCTTTTTTGGCAATTTTAGTGACACAACAAATGACGCCAGTAACCATATTTTTGAGCAAATAGCGTTTACCAGCTTGGCAGACAGTTTTTACACACAGGTGACTGTTGACCCAGAGTCTTTTGCATCTGCGACAGTGCAGACCGGCAGCGCGCCATTTCGCACGTATCTTGTCAACACATTTAATGCCTCGACAAGCCAGGCAACAGACTTTGCCAATTATTTGCTGTCAACTTACAGTACGGCAACACAGCGTATTTTGAGCGTGACCTGCAACCTGAACGCGCAGATAGGTGACATACCCTCATATCAAATGGGCGAAATTGGCTCTACTGTGACAGTGACGTTTCGAGGCGTCACACTCAACTGTGTGCTGGAGGGCGCAACATTTAGCGGCAATCCGACGCAATCTAGCGCCACGTTTTATCTGAGCGCGCAAGACTTGAATAACTATCTGACACTTGATGATGCCGTTTATGGCAAACTTGATTACAACAAATTGGGGTATTAAATGGCTATTTCACCTAACACAAACTTTTCTGTAGGTCAGGTGCTTACCAGCACACAAGCGAACCAGTGGCCGCGCGGCATCATGGCTTTTGGCACTCGCACTTCTAACACTGGAGCACTGGCAGTAGAAACTGTGACAATTACGGCTATTAGTTTTACAGCTGTTGCAAACCGCTATTACAAAATAACTTATTTTGAACCGCAAAGCATTGGTGCCGGCACTTTGACATTTGCCGACATGGCGATAAAACAAGGAACCACCACCGCAGGCACTCTGTTGAACTTGGCCACCTTGTCACCAAGCGCAACAGTACGGCAAGGCAACAGTTGCGAGTGCATCACCACTTTTTCTTCTGGCACAGTAAACATTGTTGCGACTGTAGGCCCAAATGGTGGCGGCACAATTAACTGCACCGCTGGCGCTACATTCCCTGCGTTTTTAATTGTTGAAGATTTAGGCCCAGCATGATTTGGCGAGTTAGTTTCGTGGCCGTGTTGTTCGCCAGTATTCTTGTTGCTTGCTCAGACCGTGAACGCGTCAACTGCCCACGCACAAAAAACAAGGCGTTGCGCGCCGAAACAACAATAACGGTAGATACTGCCAGTCTTGGCAGCACTCGACTGGTGCAGGATAAATGCCTATAAAACTGCCGCCACCGCGACGCGAGGAACGCATGAGCAGCGAGCAAATAAAAGCACGCCTCATTTTTGTGGTGGCCTGCGCACTGTCGTTCACGTTTGTAGTTGCCACCATGTCTCTTATATACGGACTGCTTTTTGTCCAGCAGCCGCTTGACGTCAGCGACAACGACAAGTCGGCGTGGGCCACATTGCAACCGTTGCTACTGTTTCTCACTGGTTCACTTGCTGGCCTGCTCAGCGCTAACGGCTTAAAAGACAAACAGAAAGACAAACCCGATGAACAATGAGGATAAAAAAGGCTTGCTAAAAATAGTGCGCCAGGCTGTAGCAAACCTGCTGCACCGCATTGCTGACATTATTAGCCGGCCATGATTTACACCGGCACAACCGATGGCGCAGCTGCTGGCAAACGCGCAGGCACAGAAAAATTTGTGGACATTATTAAGAAAAAAGGTTTTACCAATTTGGGCACCTGGGCTGTCAGGAACATGCGCGGCAGTGACCGCCTATCGGTACACGCAACAGGTCGAGCAGCTGACATTGGCTACAAAGACAAAGCCACAGCCGCATTGTGGGCAAACTGGCTGGTAGCAAACTACGAGGTATTGGGCATTGAGGAAGTGCACGACTACGCCGGCACGACAAAGCCTGGCACAGAGAAATGGGGCCGAGGTTGGCGTTGTAATCGTGACGGCAAGCCAGGCTGGAAAGACTGGACAGAGACTGCTAACGGCGGCTCAGGTGGCGGCAAATGGCTACATGTAGAGCTGACGCCAGCAATGGCAGATAACCCTCAAGCCTTTGTTGAGGCTTGGAAAAGCCTGACAAAACCTGTTTAGCGTCTAAAACGCTCTGCCGTTTGCTAGGGTTTTCGCACCGGCAGATGGAGGTCTAAATGAATAGGTTTACCGATTAGGCGTATTGTCGTGGCAGTCATGGTCGCCACGCTCACAATTACAGCAGGCCCAGCGCACAGCGCAACCCAGCCAGTCAAAGCCTGCCCTAAGTACCATGACGCCATGCGCAAGGCAGGGTTACCGCCAGCGCTATTCAGCCCCATTATGTATCGAGAGTCGCGCTGTGACCCTAAAGCTATTGGCTGGAACTACCAGCCTGGCATGTCGTACAAAGACTGCAAACGAGCGCCAGCGACGCTCTACAAGCGCTGTAGGGCCGTTAGAACGTACGACAGCGGCCTGTTGCAGATAAATAGTTTATGGGTAACTGTGACTGCCCAAGTCTGCAAAAGCCGATACGGCGATATGACGGTTTTATTACAGCCAGCCTGCAATTTGGCTGTGGCAGCGCACCTGTACAAGACCTCTGGCATTGGGAACTGGCGCGCCACAAGCGGCAAAAAATGAGCATGTCACACCTGCTTGTTTCAATATGTTATGTTGACTCCAAGTACTACGGCAGGAGGAAATATGGAACACCCCAATTTGTTTGACGCCATCGCTGAACGCGACGCGGCAATGGAGAGTGTTGAGGG